GGTGTGATGAATCAACTATTAAACGTTTGGAACGATTAAAGGAAAGAAACTTTGCCAGATGGAAAATTGAAAGTGAAGGTGAATTTGCAACGTTAGATAAATTGGTCTATTCCTACACTGTAGAAGAATTTGACTATAGACAAATATTAAAACAACCAAACACAATAGCAATATTTGGTCTGGATTTTGGATACATAAATGATAGTTCTGCTTTGATATGTGGAATTTGCGATAACGATAATATGAAGCTGTATTTGTATGACGAGTTCGGCAAAAAGGGTATGTTGAATAATGAAATTGCACAAATGATTAAAGATAAAGGATATG